AGTCCGATGTTGAGTCCAATGTCCAACCAGGACGAGGACTGTTCGGTCGGCTGCTCCTTCATCCGACTCCGGTTCTCCATGTTGAGTTGGATCTTCACCTTTTCGAGTTGATCGCTGAAGGTGTTGACGGAATACTTGAAGTCGTCCTTGAGAGACAGAACCTTGTCTTTGATTCCGTTGACCACATCGATCGTCTTCTGCTGCTCCTGCGTCCGAACATTCACAGCCTTCACTGCATCCCGGTACTTTTGAACCTCAGGACTAACTTCCGCATTCGAGATCCGCTGCCGTTCCTCATTGATCCAGTCTGCGCCCTTGACAAGCGTGTAATAGGCCGTGCGAGCCGTCTGATAGGCGCTCGGAGACTGGTCCCGGGCATTCTCGGCCTTCTGGAGGTCCTTGAAGGCATCGTTAATCTTCTGCTGCTTATCGATGTTCGCATAGACGACGGCGAGGTCCTTCTCCGCTCGGTCGAGTTCAGTCGTAAACTCGGTGGCCGCTTGGGGATTCATCCTCTTCAGTTCGTCGATGGACCACCCCCTAAAGATTGTCGGGGCAAGCGGTGTCAGCGAGTATTTGAACTGTTCATCGGGTCTGTAGACGCACGAAACGCCATCTTGAGTTCCACGGATCTCGAACTTCTTGTCCGCCGGACACCGTACAACACACCGATCAAACCCGATGTTTCGAAAGGGCTGCGGGCATTTTGGGTGGCGGTGATACCAGTTCATCCAGTCGTCATCGCCCATTGCTTACCTCCGCAGAAAGAATCCACTTGCAATCCCCACACAGAGCAGGAGAAAGGTGAGCCCATGGGCCCAGTCTCGAGGAAGAACCACGTAGGACAGCAGGGAGAGGAAGACCAAGAAGAGAGCGAGTTGGATCAGCACCAGAGACTGCCGTGCGTCAGTCGTGATCTTGCGACGCTCCAACTCGAGGTCCTCGGCTGGAGCGGTCTTGGCCCGAAGCGGTTTCAACGCCTGATCTGTCTCGCGAATGGCAGTTGTAAGTCCTTGGTTGGAGTAGGTTGCATACTCGGATTGAATCCGACCATAACTCGAAACGTTTGCCATTTCCCTTACTTACGGTTGGGGATAAAAGCATTGAGTTGACCGAAGATCGGAGCAATCACCCGCATCTCCGTGCTGAGCGCTGGGGACTTCCAGCCCAGTGTCGGCCTCGCATCAATGCCGCTGTTGATGTAGGGCGCAATCGTCGCCATCTGACGAACCGCCTTGGTGTAGTCGGACGCATCCGCCGGAGGGCCAATGTGGCGCTGAATGGGGCTCACCTCAAAGAAGGGAGACGTAGGCATTTTTGTTACTAGGGGACAATATAATGCCTCCTCCACCTCCTCCGACGTCTGGGACGACGTCCTCCTTTCAGGATACTGCAAATTTCGAGGCTGTTCTGGCTCGGTATCAGCGCAACCTCACGGAATACAAGGTCACCGGCAACGCAGAGATGAAGAGTGCCGTTGACATTGACAAGACATGGCTGGATTCGTATGTGGCGTCGCTGGATGAGAAGAGCCAGCAACAGCAGACGTTTATCCAGAAGTTCATGACCGAGTATCAAACCGCAAATCCAGACCTTCTTGCCATGCAGAAGAAACTGAAGGAGATCCGAGAGAAGGGGCCGGTGCTTCAGGATGCCTACGAGACGGAGAAGCAGGCCGCAAAAGACGCTGCGCCAGAGCCGGTCGACTATACATCCTCTTACGTCAAGGCGGGGCTCATCGTCGGGGTGGTTGCAGTTGTGGCGCTCGTCGGCGTCTTCCGCCCGGTGTATACGAGGTAGACCGCAAGCATCACGGACACAAACAAAAAGGCAAACAGGTAGAGGATGAGGTCACTGCGTGCCGCCCCAGACTCCTGCTGCCGAATGCGCCGGAGCGTCTCCAGGTCGTCTGTGTTGACAAGCATCGCACTGTAATCCTGCTGGATGCGTCGAAGTTTCTCAAGGAGGCTGTCACGCTGACTGCGAATGTCCGGTGTCTCTTTCTTGAGATACGTGAGGTTCTCAATCATCTTGTTGAGGGTGGCCTGGATGCCCTCCGACTTGGTCCGAAGATCGGGCAACTTGGTGGGGTCGTTCTGGCGGATCGACGCTTCCATCGTCGCTTCATACTCCGCCACCTGCCGCTGGTAGGTCGCATCGTTTGTCTCAAACGGCGAGGTCGCAGGAGCTGTCTGGGCCGACCCCCCGCCGCCTGAGCCGCCTCCATAGCACTTGACTTCAGTTGGAGGCTTCCTTACCCCACTCCCGTCGTCTGGCGGGAATATGGTCGTAAGAGGGTCGCTGCCGTTACAGGGCCAAGTCGATGGGTCGGTGGGTATTGGGCGGGTATACGACGGAGCGTCGGACTTCAGGCAAACGAACTTTCGACTCTGGGGAGGGAAAAACAGCGGGGAGAACGTTGACCCCGCCGGGCATGCCGCTGGTGCTGACGCCTTTCGACACGTCTCCTCTGCGTCCGCCTCACCGAGTAATAACTTATACCCACTTGGACATTCCTTCCTTGCTGTTCCGGCGGGCGACACACACCAATTCGACCCGGCATATGTCTCCAAGGATCCCGACGGGCACTGTTGGGTCTTCGTATCTGAGTCATTCACGCAGAGGGGACCCGTTGGGGTCATCGTAGTCCGTGTGCCGGCGGGACACACATCCGTATACCAACCACTCATTGTTCTCACGCAACATTTACGTCGGGCACCACGAAGCGGTAGTAGAGTTGCGGGCCGGCCACGTCGCTGTGACGAGTTACCTCGAGGATATCCCCAGGCATGGCACCGATCCACTTGGCCATCGTGTCCTGCGAATCAATCCAAGGCAGTTGTTCCCCCGGCTTGGTCACATTGTAGCGCTTGAACATGGCGTTGCGCTCGTCCTCCTTCAGGATTCGGTGCGGCATGGCCATGCGGTGGGTCGTCACATCGAACTGGAGTTGGCGAATGTGGAAGAACTGAACCCGGTCCTTGGCCAGACCCTTGATGGCCTTGAGGACGTTCTCCGAGGGCGGCGTCAGGGCGACGAGGATGACCCCATTCGTGTAGCCGTTGGCATTCGCAAAGGTCACGAAGGTGTTGATGTCTCGGGCCATCAGACCATTGTCCTTCTGGCTGAAGATGACGAGGATGTTCCCAATCGTGTAGAGATTTGCCCGTTCCAGATCGTCCGTCACAATCCGGTCGGTCTTGGTGTCCAGCCCGCGACGGCCGATCATCGTGCGCAGAGTCTCGAGTGCCGTTTCCTCCATGCTTGTTCTCTGGTCTAGACAGAAAGCGGTTCGTTTTTTCGTGTTCCAGAGTAATGAAAGGCCCCCTCCTCTTTGTCGGCGCACTCCTCGTGTTGGGCTTTGTGCTCTTGAAGAACACCGAACGATTCCAGCCCGAGTTCCTCGACAAGGCCCAAGTCCAGAAGACTGTCCGTGTCGAGGACTCCTCCTACGAACAGATGACGAATCACATGAACCTTGCGGGGGCGTCCATGGGACCGATTGAGGGAACGCAGTCGCCCTTCCAGGTCAATCAATATAGAGCCTACATCCACTAACAGGGGAATGGAGGACTCCCCGTATAAAAAGAAGAAGATTCCCAAAGCCCTTGCCGAGCAGGTGTGGATCACGGCCATGGGGCATCGGTTTGAAGGCAAGTGCCGTGTGTCCTGGTGTAAAAACCGGATCAGTGTGTTTGACTACGAATGTGGACATAATGTTCCAGAGAGCAAGGGTGGCAAGACGACACTTGACAACCTTGTTCCCATTTGTGCACGCTGCAACCGCAGCATGGGAGATCAGTATACGATTGATGAATGGATCGAGAAGTTCAGGCCTCCGACGAAGCCATGGTGGCGTCATATCTGGAGGCGTTAAAGGTCGAGGGTTGGGAGTTTCTTGGCCTCCTCGGGACGTGTCCCGTTCCTGCGGTGCTCCAGGACCTCGTCCCAGAAGACTCGAAGCCGAGGCAGGACCGTGGGCAGCCAGGTCGGGTCCTTGGTCACAAAGTCCTCCTTGATGCTCTGCAGGATCCAGTGGAGAACCTGGGCGTCCTCGGGTTCACAGTCACAGTCACAGTCGTAGTCGACCTTCCCCGAGGCATAGACCGCAAAGCATCCCTTTGTCTCTTTGCTGCGCTTCCACTCTGTGTAATTGACGACCTTGAACCGAAACTCGACATACTCACACTCATCGATCCCCGTACACTCCATCTGCATCTGCATTTGGTGTACGTAGCCAGGCGGGATCTCATCTGAGGGCTTGCGACTCATCGGGCACTTGAACTCCACCAGACGACCGTAACGACGTGGATCATCCGTGGTCGGTACAATCAACCCGTCCGGAGAGGCGCCCAGGAAGGTATGTCTCGGATGCTGGACACAAGAGACATCGGTAATCTCACACTTGGTCCGCTCCTCGTAGATCTTCTTGGCGACGGGCTCAAACCGGGTGCCCCAGATCAGCGCCGGGATGGGGTTGGATCCGTCTCCCTGGGGGCGGGGGTCCAGTTTGCGCAGCATCACATCACGCCGTGCCGAGTCCGACCCCAAGACTTGATAGACTTCCGAGGCCGTGATCATTTCGCCTCGCTTGGCGTGCCAGGCGTCGGTTCGCTGATCGTTGGCACCGTACATTCGGAGGACTCGTTCATAGCAACGGTCCCGCATCCACAGCCGCCCGACATCACCCAAGAGGAGCCGGTCGACCGTTCGCAGAACCTCCCGGCGCAGCCGAGTGTAGGAGAGACCGGGCTGTTGGGCCTGGCAGAACAAGGTAAATTGCTTGATCCGCGCATTGAGATGGGTGTAAGGACGATTGTCGAGAAGCCACTCGGTAAGTCGGTCGTCCATTGACCTTCTTTGGTCTCACCCTCCGAAAGTTCGTTTTGGTACTCAGGCACATCAGTTCCCTCCAGGATGCGCACCTCATTCGCCAACTCCTCCTTCATGGTGTCCACGATCCCCGTGAGTTCTACCGTAAACGGCTCGATGGCATCCAGATCGGTTCCCATGTTGGACAGTATATACGCAGCGTTCAACTTGGACGGTGTCATCAGGTCGTCGTGGTCCTTCAGGTAGGCGTCCATCTGCGCTTGAAACGTATCCCGTGTCTCCATGTTCTCTTTACTCGTTTCTCTTCTAACCCATTTTCAATGAACAACCGCGGTTCATCTATGGAGGAGATTCAGAGCAAAGAACATCTTGTGCTCCACCGGCTGTCCAATTTTTACAGCAATGAGGTCGCACTCGGTCGAGTCCGTGACATTATTGCGGGGGAGTCCAAACTCAGTCTCCGTCTGATTGACTGGCTTGTGACCAATTATGCGAAGAAGCACAATGTTTCCTATATGACGGACAACGGGCGCCACGTCATTGTCTACCTGGCCTACAAGGCCCATCTCAAGGCCTACAGCAAAAAGATGTTCGACCCCTTCTGTCGCTGGAAGCGCATCCAGTTCCTGGGGATGAATACGACCGTGGGGCAACTCAACTTCTTCGAGTGGGCCATCCAGGATGAGGTCTTGGACTACCTGGAGGCGCACTACGAGGACATCCAGGCGGACATGGATGAGTGCTCCACGACCATCACGCCCAAGGAGGGTGAGCGTCGGAAGCGCCATGAACTCAGCCGGTCCGCAACCAAGGCTGTTTGCATGCACAATGTGACAGTCAAGGTCACCTTCAATTAGACACTCAAGGTACACACAAAAAAAGGGACGCGTTCCTGACGGTTGAGACCCTTCTCGCCCTTCAGTAATGGAATCAGACCTTGTCCCCGGGGTCTTCTATGCAGATACAGGGCGTGATATTACGGAGCATGATCTCGATATTGTGTCGGACCTTTGGACGATGGATGGACGTGAAGTGTATCGGGGGTCGCGGGACCCACGGTATACGCACGCAAATGTGTACTGGCTCTACTCGGAGGACCTCGATCGTGTGGGTCTCTCCGAGCACTCCAAGACCGACCAGGCCGACTTTCGAGTTCTCTGGTTTCGGGAGACGGACTTTGGAACGTTTCTCCAGGAGGACGGATGGGAACGTGGTGAGGATCTCTGGTCCAGTCTCCCTCGCTCCGTGTTTGATCGCTTTGTGAATGAGGGATGGGCCACCCCCAAACCCTTTCTTGAGCAGTGCCTCTATGGTCCGATGCGCATTCTTACCCCGAGCATGCTCCGTGAACTCCCGACAGTCTACGTCTGCACAACGTGTGGCCGCAAGTCGCTCACTCCCCGACAGGGCTGTTCGTCGGTCGCACAGCCCCTTGACTTTCCCACAACGGAAAAGGTGTTTTTTGTGGATGAGGATTTGATTGTCTATCGCCCGCCCCCTACGTCACGTGTCTGGGATCTGCTTAGACCGCAGCCGACACCTTCGCCTTCCGACGGCTCACAGGAGCCGCAGGCGCAGGAGCCGACACAACCGGAACTGAGATCTCCTCCTGAGGCTGAGACTCCTCCTCGTACGCCGGAGCAGCCGACTCCTCCTCAATGAGGGCCGGAGCGGCCGTGGCGGTGCGCTGCTCCTCCTCGATCTCGTCCCGGAAGACATCAGCGGCCGTGGTGCGCTGGGGCGGGCTGACCTTGGCGTAGGTGATGCGCCAGGTGACACCGAAGCCCGTGCCCGTCACGTAGATGCTGGGAGAGACCACGATGCTGGCCTCGCAGCGCTTGGGGAAGACCGTCGCAAGGTTGTCGATGTCGATCTCGACACGCTTGCCCAGGTGATCGGTCACGTCCATTGCGACATCGCCGCTGTAGACAGGGACCTTCATCTTGAGGCTGGGCGGGTACTTGCCGGTCGGGACCCACTCACCGTTGACCTTCTCCACAGAGGGAGAGATGAACGACTTCATGGTGTCCCGGAGGACCTCGAGGGAGCGGTCCTTGCCGAAGATCTTCTTTGCGTTCTTGGTCGCATGCTGGAGAACGCCCTCCTGGAGATCAAGCAGGAAGTTGTAGAGCTTGCCAGTCGTGCCGGCGTCGGACCCCGCACGCTCCTTGGCGTAGGCGTCGCAGCCACGGAGGCTGAGGCTCATGGTGTAGGTAGTACCATTCTCATTCTCGCGAATGTTGACTCCCATAGGGTAGGTGGACTTCTCGAGCCGGATCTGGAGGTTCTGACCGGAGTACTTGATGGGGATGCTCTTGCCGCCTGCCTTGTTAAGACGGACATCGCCGAAGGAAACCTGGTTGAAGTCGAGGGTGCTCTGGGGAACAATTGCGTTGGTGGACATTTTGTGCTGGGTGTATCTCTAGGAGTGCTGCCGAACCGTAAATCCGTTTTGATCGCATGTTTCTACTTTCAAGAAGACCTCAAGAAGCAACAATGAACCGGTGTGCGGCAGTGCGAAAGAAAGGGGCGAAGGACCAATGTTCTGCGTCTGCACTGAAGGGGGTCTCCTTCTGTGGACGCCATGCTCGGTCTCGAGAGGTTGTGCGGTGGGCGTCGCTTCATCAGGCCTCTCCCATCGTTCGAGTTCAGGCCCTGGTTCGAGGGTGGCTCCTTCGGAAGCGGCTGGCCCTGGCTGGACCCGGTGTCCTGCGCCGCAAGGACGTGAACAATGAGGAGGACCTCTTTACGTGCGAGTCCAAGGACCGTCAGCACCCGATGCAGTATTTCTCGTTCGAGGAGGGTGGGAAGGTCTGGTGGTTCGATGCAGGAAGTCTCTGGGGCTGGATGTCTCGGTCTGTGGAGCCCGTGAACCCCTATACCAAGACCCCGATCCCGTCCGAAGCCCGGAGACGGTTCCGTGCGATTCAGCGACGGTCCCGGTTCTCCTCCGGAGCGGAGACTGCCGAGGAGATGAACTCCCAGCGATGGAATCTCATTGTTCAGGTCTTCCGAGACAATGGGTTCCTGGATGTCCACCCCCAGCAATTTG